TAACTATCATCAAACTAGTAATCACGGGCTCGTCTACCGACTCGCTCGTGAAAGCTAGATAAATTCAAATAGGTGTTAGGTAGCAATACCTAGCTAATTTCAACTTTACTTTGGAGAAAAAACAAATGTCAAAAGTAAATCAATTGAAGGTTCGTCGTACCTTTCAACAAAAAAACAGCGACACAGGGGAGCTAGAGACTAAGAATCGCTGGCTCGCAATTGGTAGAGCAGTCAAGACTGACAAAGGAATCAATATACATGTGGACTTCGCTCCTCGTGTCGATTCCAATGGTGATATCGAGACTCTTTACATATTTGATAACAATGGAGATTCTAATGAGCAATCCTAAATCTTTCTTAAATCTAACTGGCGACGCCTTCAAAGGCGTTATCGGTGTAGCTTACAAAGGTACTAAGCTTGGTCTCATCGGTGTTGGTTATGGACTTGGTGTCGGTAAACAAATACTTGATGATATCGTCGAAGGTATCGATGAAGGTCAGAAACTATCCTCTCTCTCCAAAGATGAAGAGAAAGACGCTACTGTTACACAGAACAGTAGCGTCCCAACAGAAGAAGACCTTCTAGCCATGGCTCGTCAAGAAATGGAAACGCAGTTCGCTAATTGGAAACAAAAACCTGGCAACGAACACAAAGAGTTCGGTGACTTTCAGGCTGAGTTCCATGAACTGTTTCACCCTGAGGAGATGAGAACATGACTGAATTATTCTATACTCTTGGTTGTATGTTCTTTATTACAACCATCTCAGCCCAGTGTATGCTCATATACACTTGGCTTCGAATCAATTATGATTTCAAGTCTTTTCTAGACGACGATAAATAATATCTCCCCTTGGGGCGGAACATATAGTTTCGCCCCTCCTCATTTCTAACTCTTAAAACGATTATATCCTTGATGCATGGGTGAAAGTCCTGGCGGTCGGGTTGTTATGAGTTCGTTCATTCGTTCCATACTCACAATCTTAAAGATGACAAATTAAATTCTGGCGGAGGAGTAGTTAGAAATGACGGAGATATTATTTTAAATAAAAGACTTGGTCACTCGCTAATCACGAACAAGTTCGTGGCTCGTGGCTTTTCTTTGATCTCGCTCGCTAACGCTTCGCTCGATTGGACTATGACACGAACAAGTTCGTGGCTTTTTACCATGGTCCCTCGTCGTTCCTCCTCGTTGACCATGGGTCTCAGTGTGCCAACTACTATCATCAGGCCTATAGACTACTATCATCACGTAAGTGATGTGGACTTCACGAGTAGTGGACCACTGTCTATGAGTCTCTGACGAATGTCCGGGGTGTACCGGGTGTACCAGCAGTGTACCAGCTGTTTTACAGCGTACCGGTACACCGGAAACCCTTATTTTTGCTCAGCTTTTTTCAAAAAAGCGCTAAGTGTACCAGGTGTACCACAGGTTTTGCGTTAGCTTTAGTAATAGACCGTAGACCGTAGTTATAGAATCTTTGTTTAAACAACAATATAACCGGTACAAATGGTACACCTACCACGAAACCCTGCTAACGCGGGGCCTGCAGGTGTACCACCTGCTTTTTGGTAATGGTACACCCTAACGTCATAATTCAATAAAATCAATAACTTAGGGTGTACCAGGGTGTACCACAAACAACGCCAAAAGCTCGGCTACCGCCTCGCTTTCGGTAAAACTAGATAAATTACAGTATTTATTAGGAGTACATTATGAATGAATTGATGAAACATCTAGATGAAATGAAGACTGTAGATAAGTTTACAGAGTCTGAACATGACATCAGATACAAAATCAACGAAGAGTTAGCTCGTATGAAAGCTAGCTCAAAAAGAATAGTTAGTTAATTACGACAGCTATTCATAGGTTGCATTTATGAAGGTAAATGCGTTTTATAAATCACTTTATTATATATAGGAGTTTATATGAGTGAATATTTTGACCCAAGTGAGCAAGAGACTAAAGAACTCTTGCCTAAAACTGAGTCTGACATGAGTGACTACACAGAAGACACCATTGCAGATTCTGAAGGTGCAGAACATCGTTCTGTGAAAGCATCAATCAGCTTGCCTGACTTTTTCCATGTGAATTACAGGCTTGATGACTATGGCAACCCAACATTCAAAAATGATGTGGTTGCTTCAATCATGGCTATCTTTGACCAAAAGATTGGTACTCAACCAGTCTTCAGTGAAAAAGAAGGCTATGCACCAGTAGATGAGCAAGTAGCTCAGTTTGAAGAATCAGTCAACAACATTGTTGTTGGTATTCAAGAACTGACTATCGTTGACCCACAGTCAACTGGCTTGTCGTTCTTGCAACTATGCACCAGAACATGGGCAGAGTTTGCAAGCATCTCTTATGACTATCAAACAGCTATGGCTAAAGCAGGCGATGAAATCCCTGACTGGTTGGTCGAGCGTGAACAAAAGATGTTTGATCTTGGTCGTAAGGCAAGAATGATGTCTAAGGCTCTTGAGTCACTAGACCATTCGTTTGGCTTGAAAGAAGTTTCAATTCAAAAAACAAGAGTTCAATCAGCAGTTGAGCAAAGATTGCAAAGACTTGCTGAATGGAATTTCAAGCAGTATGCAGATACTTCTGGAAAAACCTCACAAAAACTTAATGGTGAGACCAAAAAGCATATGCAAACTATGTTTGATAACGCGTAAGCGTACAAAGTCCTAGCTATAGTTACGTTTGTTAATCTTAAACTTTAGCTAGGCACAGAATTCGGCCCAGTTTTCCCAATCAAGTCGAAGTTTAAGTAGCGGGCCGAGTAGGTTCAAAATAAACCTTTTCATAACTACTTAGACTTCGCATTAATTAATATAGGAGAAGATATGCATCGTAGCAATCTACCAAGACCTTTTTCTAAAGGCGCAAGAACTGGTGACCGCAAGGTTATCTCATCAACTATAGTCAATGGTAAGACTTTGTCTCAACAAGTTGTTTACTGTGCTAACGGCCAGTCGATTACCCGACACGAAAAGAAATAGTTTTTTTGTGCGTACGTGCTCGTACAAACTAAATCTCGGCGATGCCCGCGCCAAAGCTTCGCTTTGTCAGCTACATCGCCTTGACGCCTCCGGCCGCCTTTAGGCACCGCACTGCGTGCGTGCCGTCGGCCCGCCTACGGCGGTTTGTACCTTCGCCTACTATGTTCTTGGTACAGAAACCTCGCAAAAATACGCCGACCGACACGGCGTATCTTTTGCTTAATCTTGTACGACAAGTTAGTTTTTTTAAATTTAAATGTTTTTGCTCGTGCGAGCTACAACGCTCGCACGTTCGCAGAGAGTATGTATATGCAGGAGTAAAATATGCGAGTTATACAAAAATTATTACCTAGTTTTCTAGGTGTATTTAGTAAATATGGAGGTCATATGGCTACTAGATTATTTCGAGCTACTTTTGTAGACGCTTTTTCACACAATACTATTGTAGTGGAGTTTGATGCTCCATTCCCAGTAGATGAGCAAGTGGATTACAAAAAGCTTGCAACCCAAAGGTTGGGTGAAATGATACGAAACGAACAAGTAAAGATTCGTGACATTGAGCCCATTGAAATATAACTATTTGATAAGAGGAGTACTATGTCAGATACAACAACAATGCAGACCGTTACAGCAACGGATCTTAAACAGGAGATACGCGATAACATGCGTATCGGACTTAATACAATGATATGGGGCGGACCCGGTATTGGTAAATCAGAGATACCACAACAGGTGGCAGACGAACTCAGCATACCCTTGCTTGATTTTCGTGCCAATCTATTCGACCCTGTCGATGTTCGTGGTATACCACGAGTCATTGACAACGAAACATATGGTGCGATGACCTCATGGGCTCCACCAGATATTTTTCCTACCGAAGAAACGCATGGCCCTCGTGGTTTGTTCATGATTGACGAACTACCAACTGCGCCACCTGCTACACAGAATGCGTTTCTACAACTTCTACTAACTCGTCAGGTTGGTAATTACAAAATGCCTGATGGTTGGTCATGTCTTGCCGCTGGTAATCGTCTAACTGACGGTGCCTCGGTCTACCAAATGCCCTCACCTGTAAGAAACAGACTGATGCATTACGAACTCGAACCTAGCTTGGATGCTTGGTGCGAGTGGGCAATAAAGAATGAAGTAAATACTACTTTAGTTTCTTTTATGCGTTACCGTCCTAACCTTTTGTACAGTTTCAAAGCTGATGAGTATGCTTTTCCTACTCCTCGAAGCTGGTCATTCGTCGACAAGCGTTTGAGACTAACGAAAAACATGGATGATTCAAGATTATTCTTTGGTATTGCTGGTGCTGTAGGCACTGGTCCTGCTGGAGAATTTCTTGCGTTTGCAAAAATTGCAGACAAGTTACCAGATATTGATAACTTGATTGCTAATCCTAGTTCATACATGCCATCGGAGGATCCGGCAGTATTGTATGCGCTTACAGGTGCAGTGGCTTCTAGAGCGGAACCAGCCAAACTAGAAAACATTATGAAGCTTGGTAAAAAGATACCTACCGAGTTTCAGGTCGTTTTGGTCAAAAGCATTCTTGCGATTGACAAAGCATTATTTAATCAACCTACAATACAAGACTGGGTTCGTGTGAACGCAGATGTTGTACTGTAACAACGGAGAAAATTATGGCTACAGTTCGTATGTCAAACAAACTCACTGCTGATCTCTGCAAAGAGTATCAAAAGAGCTATCAGAATACTAAACCAAAACCAGAGTATCCTGCGTCTCTAGGCGATGCTATTTATGACACTTATGTCAAACCTATTGTTGACAGAGTTAGAGATGCAGCAAGGCTTAATGATGTAGAGTTCTTTGACCTTGACCAAGATAGCGAAGAATCATTCTTTATCAAAGACAATGAGTTGCATGTAGCATTTGAAACAAAATGTTATGACCAAAAAGATAGAGATTCAGCTTATGATGATTTACCTTGGGAGTTGCAAAATTGGGTTAAAGAGTATGAGTGTAGAATTGATACACCAGAGTTGCACAATGCAAACATGCCTCTTTCAGTAGAACAACCGTTGATAAAAGGTAATTCTTATCGAAGTCAAATACCTTTCAACCTTTACAAAGCACCTCAAGACGAAGCAGTTATAAAAGCTCTTGAGATATCTAAAGAAAGGCACATGTACGACATCAACAAACAAAATGAAATTGCTAAGTTTGCTAAGATGTTGCTTCGTTTTCAAACGCTTAATCAAGCACTGAAAGCATGGCCCGGTGGTGCTTTGGCAGCTATGGTGCAAAAAGTTGATCCAGAAAAAATGGTAACTATTCACAAGAAAAACGTGCGTAAAGCAAAAGCACAGCAAGACAAAGGTTTTGTTGAACAACATGCTGGTGACTTTAACGCTGTGATTCTTGGTTCAACATTACTAGGAGATGATGACTAATGGAAGATATTAAAACAGCTTTTACTCGAGCTCGTTCTTCGTTGTTGTTGAAACAACCATTCTTCGGTACGCTCTGCCTTCGATTGGGGGCAGAGTTTACCGAAGACATTCCAACGGCAGGAACGAATGGCGAAAAGCTACTAATCAATCCCACATTCTTTCTCAAGTGTACAGCTGAGCAAAGAGTTGGTTTGCTTGCTCACGAAGTTATGCATTGTGTTTACATGCATGTACTTCGTATTGGCGAGCGTGATCCATACCTTTGGAATGTAGCTGGCGACTATGTAATTAATCTAGTCGTTACTGATTCGGGCATGATATTGCCCGAAGGTGGACTACTTGATGAAAAGTATCGTGATATGACTGCAGATGAGATTTACACCACTCTGCAACAGAATGGCGGTCGAGATGCATTGCCTGGCAATATGTCTGACTTTGACGGTACTTGTGTTCAACCTAATCCATCCTTAACAGATAATGGTGCACAAAGTAAACATGAAGCAGATATGCGAGTTGCAGTGCAACAAGCTGCTGAGACTGCTAAAGCACAAGGTAAGCTACCAGGTAGTTTGTCTAAGCTTGTCGATGACATTGTGTCACCTAAAGTTAATTGGAAACAAAAGCTTGCACGATTCTTGAAAAGTAACAACAAGTCAGATTACAGTTGGCAAAAACCTAATCGTAGGTTTGTTGCTGGTGGTTTGTATCTGCCTAGTTTGTATTCACCATGTATTGAAGAGATTGGTGTCATTGTTGACACTTCTGGTTCTCGTACTGATGAAGAACTCAATCAAGATTTAGGCGAGATATCTTCTATGTTAGTTGATGCTAATGTAGAAAATGTTCGCTTTATGCAAGCAGATACGCATGTAACTGATGAACAATCATTTACTCGTGAGTCAATGCCTTTGAAAGTCACAATGCAAGGTCGAGGTGGTACCAGATTTGGTCCAGCTGTTGCAGAAATGGCAGAGAAATATCCAAGTGTCTCTTGCCTTATTTATCTCACAGACTTGGAGTCAAACGATTTTGGAAGCAAACCACACTTTCCAGTTGTTTGGATAACTAACTCAGCTACGGAGGCGCCTTACGGTGAAATTATCGAAGTCAATTAAACGTATGAAGAAATACGCAAAAAATGGAGTTGTAGTTCTTCTTGGCACATTTGCAATTGCTATCGTGCTACAACATATTCTAACTTTCATGCTACTAGCTCTAGTGCTAGCTGGCATGTTTTACATATTGAGGTACAACTATGCCTAGTATATTGTCAAGTATTACCACAGCTTTGTGGATACTTATCGAACTAATTCAATTTGGCTACATGGCCTATATTATGTGGAGGCAACGCAACAATGCTAACTATCGGAATATTCAGCGCGCTAGGTCTGCTTTTGCTAGCGCTTAAAGCTGGTGGTCGTAAGACTATTGGACATGACATCTTTGCTGATGTACTGATTACTGCAACACTTATGGTTGCTTTCTATGGTACTTTCAGCGGTATGACTGCTGCTATGGTTGGCGGTCTTACTGCTTCTCTTGTATTATTTCTTATGCGTAAGACTATGGTACATGAAAAACTAAAGGTTGAATCCATAAACAAAAAAGCACTTGGGTTCAACTTTTCTGTGCCAAAGTTGAAATGGGAAACAAAACAACCAGATTGGCGTAAGCACAATCAATACTCTGAAGATCAAGGTTTGTAATGAAACTAAAGCAAAAAGCAGAAGAATGGGAACAGTGGCATGGTTCTTGGTTAGAAGATTCTTTAAATGAATACTTTGACACTTTCTCTGTAAAACAAATAAAAAGAAAAGCTCTTGTACATATGCTTGAAGATGATGCCACTATGGATGAAATTTCTTATCTTTTCTTTTTTGAAACTTTTAGAGATTGGTTGAAAAATAAAGCAAAACCTGGCATGTACGAAAGCCCTGATACTATACCTAGCCCTGCAACTATTGATACAATGTTCGAATTAGATATACCAATAGTTGAGGAAATGTATGAAGCATTTTGCGAACATTACGGATTATAAGGAATTTGCTCTTCGTATGTATAAGAAGAATTGCTCTGAACGACGTGCTTATGGCATGGAAGTTCATCCTACTTTTCAGTCGTACGAAGAGTCCAACCGCGATTTCTTGAAAAAGAAATATCGTAACAGTTAGTTGATACAACCACCTGTGGAACCCAGTGCCCTAGAGGTCCGAGAGAGGCAGACGACTTCCTAAGAATCGATGCAAAATGAGCGTTGATATACTCAACGAAACTTTAAGTTTATACTTATGATTCTAAGCGGGTCAGAGACCACGCTAACTGTTGCGAACCAATTAAGGAGTAATTATGGATAATGTAAACCAACCCCCACATTACAACACTGGAGATATTGAGTGCATACAAGCTATTCAAGCTTCTATGACCACTCGACAGTTCCAAGGCTACTTGAAAGGTAACATCATAAAATACATATGGCGTTATGAATACAAGAACCAAAAAGAAGACTTGCAAAAAGCCCAATGGTATTTAGCAAGACTAATTGAAACCTATAACCATGAAGGAGAAAATCATGAGCAAAAAAGCTAATAAAACATTTGAAACAAAACTAAAAGATAAATTGAAAAAAGAAGGCATCAATGAAGATTGGATGAAAAAACATTTAGTCATTCTTTCTGATGATGAGGATAACAAATGAGCAAAAATCATCATCGATATAACAATGCAACTTCAAGATGGTGTGATGCAAACAACGTGCCGTATCAAAGAAACGGATTTTTGTTTGGTCCTAACACTGTTGAAGACCAAGTAACAGGTACTACTTTCCACACTATTAGCCCTAAACAAAGTTGGTTGGAATTACCTGAGGGTGTAAAAGCAGAACAAATATTCAACGAAGGCGACTGGTTAGTCGCTGAATACCAACAAGGTTACATTCGTTGTAAAGTCACTGGCTTTTCACCACGTGCTGGTAATCTTATTGTTGATCGTTACTATAACGACGCATGGAAACAAATAATACCTAACAGAGCTCGTTCAGTTTTTGAACGAAATATTCAATATATGCGAAACAACGGTAGTACTTGGGGCTACGGTACAGGACGTTGGCTTGAAGGCTCTACGAAGCCTGTAATTGATGCCCAAGCTTCAGGACATACTGTAAAACCATGGGCATGGTTTGCAGTACCAAAAGAATCTGTATTTAAACTTAATTTATTAGGAGTACAAGTATGAATATATTTGCTGTAAACGACGATCCAAGAATGGCTGCATTAGAGTTACCAGATAAACTTATACCAAAAATGATTGTGGAATCTGCACAAATGTTATCGACTGCACATCGCGTGCTTGATGGTGATGCAAATGCAGATACTAAAGGTTTATACAAAAAAGCATATGAAAATCACCCTTCAACTATATGGGTTCGACAAGATGCACTGAATTACTGGTGGTTGTGGATGCATGCATTAACACTTTGTCAAGAATATAGATGGCGATTTACAGATGAAAGTGGTATCGCTGCTCACAAAACAGAAAGTGTAATAAGTGCTTTACAAGATTTGCCACTTAATATTCCAACTGAAAAAGATACTAATTGGGAAGTATTGCAAGATTTACCTTTATGTATGCCTGACCAGTACAAAACTGAAAACGGATACGACCAAACTGCTACAAGGGCTTATCAAAAGTTTATTACACAAGACAAGCCTTATATGCAGGATGTATTTAAAGCTTATACTCGTGCAATACAAAAGAAAAATCATTATGAAGATCACCACAGTAATTCATCTAGCATGCAGTATCCACCACATTGGGTAGCTAGAACTGCTACACCGGAGCAGAGAAAACATATTGATTTGCACAAGTTAATGAATCCGGAGACTGCAATATGAACAATTTAAGAAAATTATTTTATATACAACTTTTTGTTGTTGTAGCTATGTGTACTGCATGTTACATGTCTGGCATACAATATACTTTTGAAGTGGAATTAATATGACAACAAGTAAACCAAACGGAACACTTACACCAGAACAACTGCAACGCATTCATGTTGCACTAAAACGAAGAGGTAAACTTTGAGTGAAACAATAACATCTATATCAGAAGCTGTGAAAATTGTAGAAACATTTATACAAGATATGGCTGACGATAAGTTAGATACTGGTGATAAAGAAAAGTTAGCAAAAGCTAAAAAGCAGTTTGCTAAACTAGAACATGCTATGCGTATAATCAAAAACCGAATATGAAAACCAACATATCAATTGAACTAACAAACGACGAACGAATAAACCTTGGACAAAAGTTCTATAACAAAAAACGCATGATAACTCGTGCTGACCTTAATCATATAGTTAAGAAATTTATAGGCGATGTTCTCGAAGCTACACCCCCCACCCCCAAACAGGTTGATGAAGACCCTTTGCTAGCCAAAGAATGGTCCAGTCTAACCCAACTAAAAAACTATTTGGAAAAAGAAACTCAAGTAGAAATACTAGAGTTCAATGGTTTTGAACTTATTGTGCAGGACAGTGAATACACACACATATACACCCTGGGCGATCGTTTGTACAAAAAGAAAAAGGGCCTACAAAAGTAAGCCCTTTTTACACTTCATTGATACTAGGAGAAAATCAACTCCTAATAGTCTAAGTTATCTTTATGCTATTGTCTAGCTAAAATAACCTGTGACTGTAATTGTACCAGCAGCACCTGTAGCAGGAGCAACTTGTACATGAATATCAATAGTATCGTCTGCAGTAAACTCAACTGGTTCGATTGCGTCATCATCTGCACTTAATGCACTGAAGAGCTCGATACCACCAGCTTGACCAATAGTTGAACCATCTTTAATTGCAGCAGAGTTGGCACCAGTAGCAGACGTGCTGTTACCGTAACCAATATCTAATACAACAGCTGGTGAACCGTTTGTGTCAATATCAGTAGATACTACTCTTAACGCGTGCAAAGTTTCCCCTGCGTATACGTTTAGAGCTTGTATTACATCGTTTAATGCTAAGACAGGAGTAGAAATAGTAGCTTTCCTTGTGAACATTTGTCCTTCAGGAAAACCTTTAAAAGCTGAGTTGCTTTCAACATTTCCACTTTTTCTTAAAGTAGCTATAGTAGCCATGTAATCACCTTTAATATTAAAAGTTATATTTACGTATCACTTGCAAATGTGATACCCTAATTTCCAAACATAAAGCATTTAGGATAAATGTCAACAGTCTAGGAGGACTAATATGTCAACATATGTAATGGTAAAGCGGAATACTAAAAGTCCGTATACCTACCCCGATGAACACGCCCCGTTTACACAATATAAAAAAGTAAGATTGTCAGTCGCCTTTAATATGGTTAATTCCCGCATAGGTTGGGAACGTGCCAAAAAAGGAGATTATGAACATTGGCAAAAATTAATGATACAACTCAGGAGATCCAGATGAATGTAATTACACTCGATTTCGAAACTTATTACGATACAGAACACAGCCTGGCACATCTCAGTGCTGTGCAGTACGTACACTCACCCCTGTTTAAAGTGTGGGGAGTTGGTATAAAAATGAATGATGAGCCTACCGAATGGTTTGGAGCTGATGAATGTGCTGACGCTATTGCACAAATACAATGGGCTGAAGCTGCAGTCGTGTGTCACAACACCCTGTTTGACGCATACATACTTACCCAGTATTACAAAGTGTATCCTAAATACTACTACGACACAGCAGCCATGGCTCGTGGACTTGCACCCAATGAAAGTTCATCACTAAAAAACACTTGCGAACGTATGTTTCCTAACGACAAAACCATGCGTAAAGGCGACGAACTTATGAATGCCAAAGGTATCTTTGACTTACCACCTGACGTGGAAGACCAAATAGCTGGCTATTGTATACAAGATGTTGACTTAACCTATGCGTTATACAACGTTATGCAGTCTAATTACCCACAGTCAGAACTTGACCTTATAGATCTAACCTGTCGTATGTATGTAGAACCAAAAATATTTCTTAATCGTACATTACTGCAGGCCCATAAAGATGACATTGTTGCAAATACTACACAACTCATACAGGACTCTGGGCTTACACGTGCACAATTAGCTTCACAAAAACAATTTGCTGAACATTTAGAGTCACTCAATATTACCGTGCCAACTAAAAAATCCCAACGAACTGGTTTAATGATTCCTGCATTTAGTAAGACAGATAAGGCATATACTCAAATGTGTGCTATGTATCCACAGTACAAACACATTTGGGATGCTAGAGAAGCTGTAAAATCACGTATTGAAGAAACACGTGCACAAAGACTACTAGACGGATGTAATCCTGACGGAACTCTTTCCGTGCCATTACGATACTATGCAGCACATACTGGCAGGTTCGGTGGTACAGAAAAGATAAACCTACAAAACTTACCTCGCGGTTCCAAACTTCGTAATGCATTACAAGCTGGGCCGAATCAAATGTTATATATTGCAGATTTATCAAACATCGAAGCACGTATGCTTGCTTGGCTTGCAAAAGAACAAGATTTACTTGATTCATTTGCAGCAGGAGAAGATGTGTACAGTAACTTCGCGTCACAAATTTATAACCGCCCCATTACAAAAGAAAACAAACTCGAAAGATATGTTGGTAAAACAGCAATACTTGGACTAGGTTATGGTATGGGTGCTAACAAATATCAAGCAATACTTGCACAAGGTTCACCGGCGATTGATGTTACACAAGGTACAGCGCTAAGTATTGTATCGCAATACCGAGCAATGTATCCAAACATTCCACAACTTTGGAGTATAGGTAAACAACTATTGTTTTACATGCTAGACAGGACTGATTCAAGTTATACATATGGACCGTTGTCCGTAGCTAGTAATGCACTTAAGTTGCCTAATGGTATGTATCTTCAATACCCACACCTGCGATATAACAACGGTGAGTTTGTTTATGATTCAGGACGTAATGGTATTACACGCACGCATGGCCCGCGACTTGTAGAGAATATTGTACAAGCACTAGCCCGTATTGTAATAACTGACCAAATGCTTGCTATACAAAACATTCCCGGGATCTCTGTTGTACTAACCGTACATGATGAAGTTATTGCTTTAGGTTCAGATGAAAACGCTGATGAGACATTAGCAACAATAATGGCTATAATGAAACAACCACCAGCTTGGTGTACAGAACTCCCACTAGATGCAGAAGGAGCGTACAGCAAGATATACAATAAGTGAGGTAATTATGGAAACATTATTGGTAATAATATTTGTAGTAGTTATTAGTAAAGTACTACTCAAAGCTTTAGCTCCATATCAAAATAAAGCATTAGACGATAAATTAAAAAAATATTGGAAAAGTCTTAGAAACTATTTTGAAAAGTGAGCAATTTAGTACTCAGTCGCCGTAAAAAAGAAAGTATTGTTATACATATCCCAGAGCTGGGAGAAGTCATCTGTACGTTTACAGTTACAAATTTAGGACCCAAACAAGTAAAGCTTGCATTCGATGCAGAATCATATGTTAAGATAGATAGAAAAGAAATTTTTGATAAACAGGAGTAAAAATCATGGAGATAATCTTTCTCAAAGCTAAACAAAAGCTTGTTAAAGAAATAACAACTGACGAAACAAAACCCTACCCACTGGTAAAAAACTTTACCTCTGAGCATTACAACATAGAACCCAATCAAGAAGGCTTTGATAAGTTTTATGAGTTATTACAAAAGCACGCAGCTGCAGGTCACGCACTGCACAAAGGTGACCTAAAGAAAAAGTTAAAAAATGAATCGCGTGCACTAATGACGGATCGTGCTGCAAGTACACAGTTATTAGTATTAGATTTAGACGGTATTACATTTCCTGGTGCTAAAAGTAAGTACAACACCTATGATATTCAAAATATTGCTGAAGCTTTTGTACAATATTTACCATCAGAATTCAGTAATGTAAGTTATGTTGCACAAGCATCCGCGTCCCTAGGAATAAAAAGTAATAAAATTTCAATGCATTTATTCTTTATACTTAATCATACTGTACAACCAAGAGCCCTAAAGGAATGGTTTCGTACACTTAATTATGAAATAGATATACTTGCTGACCAACTTGTATTGTCTGCCAATGGCCAGAGTATATCTTACCCACTTGATGTAAGCTTAGCTGACAACTCTAAACTTATTTATATTGCTCCACCTAAATTTACAGGTGTACAAGACCCAGTAACTGGAGATAGGTTTGTAAAAATAGACCGTGGTTCACCAACTCTAGACATAAGTAATTTAATACGAGATGTAAATCCTGAAAAAGTTCACAGTTTATCCACACAAATAAAAGATGGCTTACGTAAGAAAGCAGGACTTGTTAAGAAAAATGAAAAAATATCTACAGTAAATGTAAATGGAGTATCTGAACAAGTACTTCAGAACCCTGACCGTATGAGTATAGAAATATGTCGTATATCAGAACCTTACGTCAACTGTAACATCAACGGAGGCGACAGCGGAGCATATTACTTTATTCTCACTAACCCCCACTATATGTATAATTTCAAAGGTGAACCTATATTTGAAATTGAAAAAGCTGACCCAGAGTTTTATCAGACTATTTTCGATAAATATGCTGATAAAATTGATGGAACTAAGAATATCAAACCCATTGTTCTTCGTGATTTTTATACTGACACTTATTTTAATGGAGTTTTCGATAACACTAAGTCTCAGTTCACTGATGATTACCCACTAACACCTACACAAAAAACGTCCCTGGAAGGTTTTATGCGTACACATAACCGACCAATGCCCGA